CCGAAGCCGTTACATTCTAAGTTACAGCCGAAAAATCTAAGCCAGACTGTAGGTGTGCCTGCTAGTTCTGCCTCGCCTTGAAACGACCAGAACATTTCGGAATATCGAACCTTCATATACAATCCTCATAACATATAAGACAAGTATATTATATTTAGACACCGTTGTCAAGTTCTTTTTTATCTTTTTCTGAGCTTTCGGCAAAATCCAATTCAGCTGAAGGACGTTCATCAAAATACTTTGGCCGCCTTTTAGGCATTTTGGAAAGTTTTTCATTCATGTTATTTTCTTCTCTCGCCCGTGTGTCTATATGGTCACTTATCCATTTCAAATAATCTCTATCACTCATATCTTCACCGTCAATTTCATCCAGTAAAGCCTGTAAATCTATACTTTGAAGATACTTTAATTTTGTTTCGTTATGTTTGTTTTCTTTTTGAATCCTACGAATAAAGGCATAATATGTTATTTGTGTAAAATATGCAAAAGGATTTTTAGATTTATCTGGATCAAAGTTATGAATATATGTCAGGCAATTTTCAATGCCGTCTAGTATCATTTCATCACGGAAGGTATAATTAACAAAATTAGATTTGTATGCTAGGTGATTTGCTATCTTAACAAAACATTCACCGAGATAGTCTGTAACTCTAGGTTTTTCATCACCGTTAGAAATTGCGGTGTTATATTCTGCTTTCCAATCAGAAATTTTCTGATAGAATTCTTTATTATCTATATAATGTGCTGTGTTGTTAGCCATTTTTCACTCCAATTAATTAAACATAATAAAACATTTTTATCTATTTGTCAAGTAAATAAAATGCTTGACAAGTACCTGAACAATCTGTATAATGAGCTATGTAGCGTTTAAGGATTATATTAATGTAAGGTTTTGTTATCACCTAGTATCTCACTAAGTAGTCTTTCATAATACTCCAATTGTTCCTTATCCATTTCTTCTACTTCTCTTTCTATAGCTGCTAATTCTTCGTCACTGACATCATCCATAATATCCATTTCTTCTTCTTTAAAGACTTGTCTTACAACAACTTCATAATTCTTAATGAAGCCCTCTCCTAAACTAACAGATGTAATAATATGCTGTCTTTCAATAGTTATCTTTTTTTCATCACTCATTGTAATGTATGGTTTGAAATTTATAGATTCACCTATAATCTTACCACTAGAATCTCTAGCTTCCCTTGAAACCAACTGTAATGGGTTTCTTATAATAAATTCATTTGGAGCATATGAAACATCTCCAACTAAACATAACCCATTAGCCAAATGTATTACTAAGTAATTAGTTTCCATTTATAGGTATCCTTACTAATTTATAGTTAAAATTTTCCTCATTATACATTTTTATTCTTTCTACCATATGTAATAATGTATAATTCTTTTTTGACTTCCATTGTAGGTCATCACCTATATCAAACAAATTACAAGAAAGTTTGTCATCTCCCTTGCGTAAACCTCTGCCAATGCTTTGTAAATTTCTTACTCGACTTTTACTCGGTGAAGCAAAAACAATGTTGTGTAGGTTTCTTATATTTATGCCTGTAGAAAACGTACCATATGACGCAATAATTATAGCGTCTTTTTCTTTTTCTGTTATAGAGCGTATCTGTTCTCGGGTTTCTGTATCAGTACCACCGAATACAAAAAATACTTTTCTGTCCGGACACTTTGTTGAAATCATATCGTGTAGGATTCTACCATGCTTTTCTACAAATTGGAACAGTACAAGCGTGTTGCCTTTTTGTGTGATAGATAAATTCCGTATTACTATATTGCGTTTGTGATTTGTAACAAGCCAATCCATTTCTTCCGGATAAGTCATTCCTTTCATGTTTTTTCTATCAGCGTCAGGATAATCTAATACCATAGCAATGATGTTTAAATCAGCAACTTGATTTGCATCCATCAATTTTTTTGTTGTTGTGACTTTTTTAACTGTTCCGAATATTCCTTCTAATACTAATTTGTGTGTTTTAGATCCATCTAATGTACCTGTTGTACCTATTCTATATTTAGCATTAACACATTTGTCTAATATAGTAGTGAGAGACTTTGCTTTGAATAAGTGAGCTTCATCACCATAGATAACATCAAACTTGTCAAACCAAGACTTGGGAAACTTGTATATAGACTGCCATGTAGAAATTGTTATTGGGAATTCGTTTGACTTTTCTTTGCCCCCGTAAATTCTGTGACAGTTCTCGGACACAGCCCAATCATCTGCGGTGGCGTAGTCTTGAAAATCACCATACATTTGTTCTACTAGTGAGGTTGTTGGTACGATAATGAGTTGCTTTCTGTTAAGATGCTGATGATAGCGCACAAGATTATAAATGATAAGTGACTTACCGGATGCAGTAGGGGAAAGAAGCAAACAACGACCATTGTTAATAGTATGTTTAACAGCCTCGACCTGATAGTCTCGGATTTCAATGTCTTTGCCTCCGCTTTGTAGCTTTAGTTTTTTAGCAAAGTTTTCTATGTATTGTATTGAAAGAGGATCGCCTATGTCCTCTATATTTATTTCTAGCGGATATTCTAAGGTGTCAGCAAACTCTTTTAAATAAGGTAGAAGTCCTACGTACAGTTCTTGTCTGTACATATTATATAAACGTGCCTTACCATCCCACATACGATTACGATACAGTGGCATAAATTTAGCACCGGGCACATCAAAGGTAAAGAAATCGTTGAGCTCTTGTGATATACCAGGCTCTGTTTCTATCTTAAGATGTACTTCATTTCTCTTGCTGACTTTTATCACATCAATCCGTTTGTAAACTTGGTCCACTCAATAGCATTTTTTATATCCCATGTTCTACTATTTAGTGACTTCATAATACTCTCACATTGATACAAACAGGCTTGTGTATACTCTATTCTATCATCCAATTTAATAATATCCGGGTCACTATCTAAAAAATCATCCATTTGATTATTCAGTGGTGCAATACCCAAATATTGTTCCCAACCTAATCGAGTAAGTTCTTCTTTAGATAACTCACCTCTAAAGTATTTTCTTTTTATGTGTTTCAAAGAATACTTCTGAGATAAATTTTTTCTGAGTTGTAATTTAAATGTGGTAAGATGATTTAAATATTTTGAGTGTAATTCAGGTGTCTTAGTAGATTCGGCCCCCAAATTTAATTGATCGATTTTGCAATCGTTCTTCCACTCGGTTTGTAGTTCGTCCAAAGTAATCATAATAACCTCAAAAATATAATAAAATCGTTACAGTATAACATACTATAACGGCAAATGTCAAATGTTTTCTATTTTATACTGCCTATATCTAAATGACGCAATGCCCTGGAAGTATTCGGTTGACCCGGAACTTATATCAAAGTCTAAACCGCCTAATGCAATGGGAAAGGAATCCTCGAAAACAATTCTTAATTGAGGATTGTTATTTGAATCTAAAACAAAAAGTGAAGCGTCACTATAAGGAGCCAACTGTTCTACTGCACGTTCATTGGCTAACGGAAATCTATAATTTTGACTTTGTATAAAATTTGTATACTGTTCTGTTTTCTCAGGATTACCTAAACCTATTAACCAATTATATAACTCTTTATAATTAGTCATGTCTTCCTGAATAAGAAAGCGTATATTTAATACACCAAAGTTTACTTTTTCACCGGGAGTAAAATAATCTACCAATGGTGTGGGGGTTTGTACTTCACCTAACGTGATGTCGGGAATATTTGCAGACTGGCAGAAGTATGAGACGTTAGGAATATTGTGAACTTGAAATCTAAAACCATTCGGTTTCAAATAATCTAATTCACTAGGGTTCCCAGCGTCCCATCCGCCTTCAGATACATTTATCAGTGGTGTGTATGCCATAGTAGTTACCTTGATTGTATCTACTATTTATAATACCTGTAAGTCTAGGAACAAAGTCGTGATTTACAAATAAGTGTACACAAAACACAATAAAAAATAAAGTTACTTTAGAATCCAGCATTAGCATATAGAATGACTGCTGGTAGTGCAATTGCTACACATATCGATAATACAGTTTTTGCTAATGCTATGATAAGATCAAAATCAATAACGCTATTTTTGTTCATTTTTTTTACAAGTCCTTGTTTTGGGCATTTTTAATCGTGGGTTTATATACTGGTGTGTATAGAAAAGTAACGTATTTGTTACCTTTCGACACTATATATAATACTTGATCTTTTAAGATTTGTAAAGCAAAAAAAAGGGGCTACGAATAGCCCCCTCAAAAATGTCCCTATTGGGATTCTTTTTATTCCAAATTACATCAAGTTAGTAACTTTAACGCCTCTGTAATACTGGTTACGATCAGCAGTAAATGTAT